ATTTGGCATGGTCAGCTTGATGGTCTCGAAAGTACCGTCGGCCGCTCGAAAACGAAATTTCCATTTGCACACTTCGTTCCTCTCGTCAACGACTCGCTCGAACTCCATAGTCGACATCTCGTGCGACTCGAGGCAGCCGAGCTCCGTGGCGATGTGCTTAAGGATTTGCACCTCATAGTCTTTGAGCGTGGCACTGATGCCGAACTCGAAAGATGTGAGGTCGTTTTCGACTGCAATTCCCTTCAGTTTAGCGAGCTCCTTGGCAATTTCCGTCAATGCCTTGCGTTTGGCGCGCTTCTTGATGGTAGCGTAATGCAGTCTGCTGTTTACGATCTGCTCGTAAACTGCGGCGATCTTGGCAACAGCGGCTAGACGCCGTCCGCCGTGATCAACGACGTTCCTCGGTTTTGGTTTGGTCGACGTGCCTGCTTTGCAAAATGCTTTGAAGACCTTGTCGACGGGTAACCATTCAGACAAACTGTCGGCGATGAGTTGTTCGCGTTGTTTTGCGTTGAACTTCGTCGGTAGGGCGTCTACGTTGCGTCCGACGGTTTCGGCAGCCCTGTGTACGGCTGTACGCGTGAAAACTTCGCGTTTAAGGAAGTCAACGACTTTCTGGCCTTTCTCCTTCTCGTCTGGCCATGGCTTGAACTCTCCAACATCTTTGTTGCGTAGGTTCTCACCTGCGATGACATTATACGGGTGGTTACTGAACGAGTAGACCTTCGAGTTGGTCATGTCGGGAAAGCGGGGTACTTCAACCCGTTGCCCGCAGTCGTCGGCCGCTACTGTCGGGTCACCGTGCGTATGAGTCGTCGAGTCCGGCACTTGATTCGTTTGGTTAAACTCGTCAATGCCGCAGACCGTGGACTTCAACGTTGTGCCCTCAAGGTACGCGGATCCTCGTTCATCTTTCTGGGTCGCTTGGTCAACGCTCGCTACTAACGAATGACCATTGCCACTGGGACCTCCAGGGGCAAGTGCTGTTGCGCTCGTTGCAGGCTCTGGCAAAGCCTGGTTGGTTGTTGCCGCTCGAAGTGCTGGTTTCCACTCCGTTGGAGGAGTGGGCAGCGCCTCGACTGCAGCTTCTGCTGCAGCACCGTGGGGCCCGAGTTCTCTGTCATCGGTAAGCCCTGGTGGTAATGGTTGAGGCCCGATCTCTCTGTCATCGGTAACCTCTGGCGGCAATGGTGGTTCAACGTCCGAAGCGCTCCCTCCTTCATCGTCGGAGCCCGCCGCATCTTCATTTCCGTCGGGCGCTGTGTCGGGCCCGGGGTCGTCAGATGCGTTGGCGTTAGATGAAGCATTATCATCGTCCGAATCAGGCTCTTGTGGCTTACAGAGGCCGGTGGCGATTGCAGCCCTGATTAGAACCCGGTCCACGGCTGGCGCCAAAATGGCTTGCAGCGGTGGGATCGGCGGTGGACCAGCCGTCGGTGTCCAGATGACGGCGGCTGATTTGTTGAGGGTTGGGACGAATTCAAACATGGTATCACAACCATCGGTTTGGGACCAATAGCTGAGCGCACACCATGCTGTTGTGGCGGCGACAACCCCAGCGGCTGCTCCGAAAGCTGCTGCTGCTGCTGCCACCTCCACGTTAAAGCATCTGGCGTATGCGAGACCCTTCTTCCTGTCCATGTATTCTCCCATCAAGACATTTTCCCCGAGCAGAAGTAGCGCGTCTTTCCGTTCAGGGTCTTTCTCCATTGACAGCAAAGCTGCCAATGATTGCGCGTAATTGGTTCCTTTCTCGCCCCTAGCCACAGAGGCGAGATGTTTGGCTGCGATTTCACGGTGAGCCAGAACAAGTTCGGCTGACGCATAGACATCGAAGCGTTTGAACGCAGTTTCAGGAGCACAAACGAGTGGGCAGAGCGCCTGCGGAGCGCATGAGGTACACGTGGTCCTCACAGTCATAGTCCGCCTCATCGATTGGATGCCTTTCTCCTGAATACACAATACGCGCAATCTGCCAGCATCGCAATGACCACAACCAACGTGTCGGTCGATCATTGCGCTTTTGGCACTCCACATTGCAGCGACCG